GGCGCTTTCTTAGCACAATCAGTAGCAGTCATTCTGCCTTCATTATACACCAATAGCTGTGCAAATTTCGTCTGTTGTTCTGTTAGTCTTTTTGGTACTCCTGCCATATATTGCATTATAATTTTTATTAGGTATATTGCAACCTATGTTAAGTGGAAAGTTACTAAGACAGATATTAGATAAAATGCTCACCAATTCGTCTGTAGCCAAAGAGGCTAGAGTTCAAATCGTAGATCCAAAGGGTAGATTCTATGATGTAACTCAGATCCGTTTGGCCGAAAACAAACTGATTGGAGTCAGAGAATCACATAGAATTATAATGACCATAGCTGAAGAAAAGGGTTGGAAAATGGGTAAGGTTGTTAAACTAAAAGACTAAAACTTATCCTGAATAGATGCATAAAAATGAAACAAAATTTTGGCATCAAATTAAAAATGCGGGGTGGAAAATTTCGTTTACTCGTGTTGAAAATAGCGCCTCTCATGGTACCCCAGACTTGTTATGCCAGAACGAAAACCATGTATTTTTTACTATCGAATTAAAGATAAGTTTGGATAAGAAGATAAGGTTCAGTCCTCATCAAATTTCATTCCATGTAAGACATCCTGAGAATACATTTATCTTGCTAAAGACCCTCGGTCCTTTAGCCATAAAACTTTATGAGGGGAAGGATATCCTTGAACTTGTGGCCAAGGGCCATGAACCGCTTGAGCCTGTAGCTTGCGGACTTGAGGCCTGTGGCTTGTGGCTCGAGCGCCTCGGCCCTTGCGCCTAGCGCTTGTGGGCGGGTCCCACCCAAACCGGTTCGGGTTTTATTTTTTTGTTTCAATATTTTCTGACCCACAGCTAACACAAACGGGAGTCATTTCTGCCAGTTCGTACCAAGACCAGCTTTTTTCGGGTTGTTCTTGAAACTCTTTTAAAAGAGTTCCTTCATCACAACCACAGTCCAAACATTTATCCATACATCTCCTCGCAATATTCATCTAGGCCCAGGTTGTCAATGAATGGCTCAATGACTCTGTCACAGCCCCAATAGCCTTCAACTTCTTTAGTATTCAGGTTTACCCATACAGTTGGGCCGCCGCCTGCTACCAGCAGCTCGGCGCTGTAGTAACGTTTCTCCCGGTCCACGATGTAACGTATATCGTAAACGCCATCCATCCAATCGCTGGCTGTCTCTGCACGCTTCTCTCCTGTTTCTCCGTCTGTTCTTTTTAACGGTTCGCTGATGCTGTCTGCAATGTCCTTGCACATCCTGCGAAGCTGTTCTTTGCACGTCTCTCTTCGTCCTTCTTTGTCTCTAACTGTTTTGATTCTTTCTTTAACTACTTGCATGTTTTACCTTTCTGTTTTGGCCAAGCACACCGAGGCCGGCGTGCTTTATTTTAATAGCTCGAGCGACAGGCCTGCTGTCCATACGAGACAGGTGCTTGACCCCTGATCCCTACGGGTTATGCATAACCACTTCTACGCGCGCGCGGAAGTAGGGATCAGGGCTCAAGTTTAGTTCTTAACTAAATTCTCTAAAGCGATAACAACATCTTTAGACATATTTTCTGTATCACTATCATAGTGATAATCTTTTAAGATTGTTTTTATCTCTTCTATAATTTCTTTCTTATTCATAATCCTTTAATATCCTAGATCCACGGACCTGTCAACTCTATTGTGTTCATTTTGGGCTAAGTGCTTGCGGGCGGGACCCACCCTTTTTTTTAGTAGGAACAAGTTAGATTATCACCAATGTGAGTCCTCACTAACTTGTTCCTTGGTCAAACCTTGAGGGCGAACATAACTAGATTACTAGTATATCGATGACCCCGCACCTCAAACTAGGTCACGCTCGTTGTTTGACCCCTGATCCGCTGGACGATGCATCTGATTACACAATCAGTAAACCAGCGGATCAGAGCTCAAGGTCCACCCGGAAGACTCTAAAGAGTATTCTTGACAATGGACCAGGGCTCAAGATCACAGGACGTTGATCAACTTATTACAATGCTAAATCGCATTAAAGCCAACCTGTGATCAAGACTCATTGTGGTAGCCCACCTAACATTGACGCAACACCTCCAACTGAAATCAAAATGCCTAAATAAACATCTTGCGTGTGGATTGCGTAAATCAATCCTAGCATTGCAACCATAAAGCCAACTAGTATCATTAATAATCTTGCGATAGTTTCAGCCATTATTCACTCTGAAATATGTTAGCTGATACTGATACAATTTCAGCGTTGGCAGTCGTGTACCTTTCTTGATCTCTATCCCAAAAAGTCATATACAATCTGCCCGTCTTTTTATGCTTTTCAATTTTTGATTTATCGTCCCATGTCCCTTTTCTTGATATGCTTTGACCTTGCATATTCTCTTGACCATTTATCGTTTCAGGTGTCCACGTTGCGATAAATTTATCACCTTTATTTAATTTCATATTTCCTCCTTTCTATCCTTGACATTACATTAATTTCCTGTATTGTCAAGTCATGAAAGGAGAAATAAACATGGAAGCAAATGTACTATTCGTAGTTCTAAAAGTAGAAGAGCAAAAACTAAATGACAACCCTTATAAAGTTGATGTTTCAGTTGTTGGTTCTTTTAATAATTTAGAAGACGCAAGAAAGTGTAAAGAGGCAAAGGACACTTTGAATAGCATAACACCAAAAGAATATGATTGGTGTTATTCTCAATTTAAAGTCCAACAAATTTTTTATAAGTCCTTTGTCCAAGATAAAGCCGACAAAAAGTCAGCTTAACTTATAAAAGCCCAAAGTGGACAAGCCGTGGAAGTAGCGTGAGCTGTTCACTTTGGGTCAAGAACCGAGATAAGAGCATGTGGGCGGGACCCACCCGGGGGGGAAAAAAGAAAAACCCAAAATGAACACATTATTTACTTGCAATGTATCTAGGATATTGTAGGATTATTACATGAACAAAAACGGAGGACAAATGGGCAAACAAAAAGATCCGTGGTGGAGGCTTCAAGATTTGGTTAATGATGAAACGAGAGTGGCAGTTCACGATGAGTTTATCATTAGAATTGATCAAGCGATCAAGGAACTTGAAGAACTTAAAAAAGAAAAATGGATAGATCATAATTTTAATTGGGAGAAGATACAGCCAATTTTAAATTTATTAAATGAGTTAGAGGATATGAACAATGATGTTTATCTTCCGGCTGCTAGAGCAAATTTAATAAAGATCTACGAAACAACTACTGACGAAGGAATAAAAAAAGACGCGTCAGTTAAAAGACTAATAAACCAAAGAGGGGGCAAATGACAAAAGCAAAATACCACGTTCACGTTTGGGACAATGATGCTGACAATACTGAGACAGTATTCGAAGCGCCAGCTAAACCAACGTTGGAACAATTATACAAACTAATCGGATGCAGCACAGTGGAACGTTTATCAGGCTATGATAAGTCTGTATCAAATAGAACGTTTGACATATGGATTGATGAAGAGGGTAAGTTTAAAAGCTCTGTCAAAAATCTGCGGGCAACTAATGCTTGGTTCAGATGGATGCATAGAACAGGACATGTAAATATTCCTGGTGACTTCATCACTGGCAAAGCGGTTTGTTATAAAAAAATAGCCTAGGATATTCTAGGATAAGTCAATAGACTAGGCGACCAAAATGGGTCGCCTAGAGAAGAGCATGTGGGCGGGACCCACCCTAATAGAGGTCCCAATAGGAATTATTACTGCCGTTATAGCTTTGTTAAAAAATCGTAAGGGGTGCCGTGTAGTAGGGGTCCCAGACATACCCTATATAGTTTGATTTGAATAGTTTTAGGTGTTAAATAGATTATCATTTGAAAAACAATGCTAACATTAGAAAAAATTAATAAAATAAAAGATCCTATCAAACGGAGAAAGCTGAAAGAAGATTTAGTTAATGCTGATGAAGCTGCTGATAGAAAAGAGGCTCACTCTGATTTCTTATCTTTTGTAAAACAAATGTGGCCTGAATTTATAGAGGGGTCCCACCACGCACGTATCTCAGAAAAATTTAATAAATTAGCATCTGGAGAAATTACTCGTTTAATTATTAATATGCCACCTAGGCATACTAAATCAGAATTTGCGTCTTACTTTTTGCCTGCATGGATGATTGGTAAAAATTCTAAATTAAAAATTATTCAAGCAACCCACACAGCAGAACTTGCAATTAGTTTTGGTCGTAAAACAAAAAATTTGATCGACTCAGAAAATTATCAAAAAATTTTTTCTACAAGATTACAAGAAGACTCTAAAGCTGCAGGACGTTGGAATACTTCTAAACAAGGTGAATACTTTGCTGTCGGTGTCAAAGGTGCTGTAACCGGAAGGGGTGCAGATTTATTAATTATTGATGACCCACACTCAGAGCAAGATGGAGCAAGCAACAAGACCACAGCTTTTGAAGCAGCTTACGAATGGTATACATCAGGACCAAGACAACGTTTACAACCTGGTGGTCGTATTGTTGTAGTTATGACTCGTTGGTCAACTAAAGATCTAACTGCAAAATTAATTAATTCTCAAGCAGATGAAAATGCAGACAAGTGGGACATCATAGAGTTCCCTGCAATTTTACCAAACGGTAAACCATGCTGGCCAGAATATTGGAAGCTAGAAGATTTCGAAGCAGTTAAAGCTTCGGCTGGTGTAAATAAATTTAATGCACAGTATCAACAAAATCCAACATCAGAAGAAGGTGCGATTATAAAAAGAGAATGGTGGAACGATTGGGAGAAAGATGATTTACCTTTAGTTACACACTGTATTCAATCTTACGATACTGCATTTTTAAAAAAAGAAACAGCCGACTACTCTGCCATTACAACATGGGGTGTATTCAGAGAAAGTGAAGATTCACAAGAATGTTTAATTCTCCTTGATGCGTGGAAAGGTCGAGTTGAGTTTCCTGAACTAAGGCGCGTGGCCAAAGAACAATATGATTATTGGAAACCTGAAACAGTAATCGTGGAAGCTAAAGCTTCAGGTCTGCCACTGACACATGAATTAAGGAACATGGACATACCTGTAGTCAATTTCACTCCAAGTAAAGGTCAAGATAAACACGCAAGAATAAATGCAGTAGCTCCTTTATTTGAGTCAGGTAAAATATATGCTCCTCTAGATCGTGAGTATGCAGAAGAAGTTGTAGAAGAATGCGCTGCTTTTCCCTTTGGAGAGAACGATGACTTAGTGGATTCTGTAACTCAAGCTCTATTAAGATATAGACAAGGAGGACTGATAACTCACCCTGAAGACTACAAAGAAGAGTCTTTACCTAGGGGTAAAAAGAGTTATTATTGGTAAATGAAAAATCCTACCCTTGTAAAAAATATGAAGCACGTTAAATGGAAAGAGATACCTCCTCTATCTGGCCCTGATCCACGAGGCTTGATTAAGGAGACAAAACAAGATAAACAAGAAAGATTGGAGAATACAAATGGCAGATATCGACAAATCACTTCCAAACGAAGTTAAAAAAACTATTGAGATCGACGGCCCTGAAAAAGAGGTCGAGATCACAGAAGAAATTCAAGAATCCATTCCAAGTCAAGGCGACACGGAAATTACACCGACTGATGACGGAGGTGTAGAAGTTAACTTTGAACCAGGAGCTTTTAGTCAACCACAGGGAGAGGGTCACTTTGACAATCTTGCTGAGTTACTTCCGGAGGAAATATTAGGTCCTCTTGGTTCAACGTTAAATCAAAACTACATGGATTACAAAACGTCTAGAAAAGAATGGGAGCATTCTTACATACAGGGTCTAGATCTATTAGGATTTAAATACGAACAACGGACAGAACCGTTTCAAGGTGCAGCAGGTGCAACACATCCTGTTCTAGCTGAAGCAGTCACGCAATTTCAAGCGTTGGCTTACAAAGAATTGTTACCGGCCGACGGACCTGTAAGAACACAAATTATTGGTGCACCGAATCCAGCAAAAGAACAACAGTCTCAACGGGTAAAAGAATTTATGAATTATCAGTTGATGGATCAAATGAAAGAGTATGAACCTGAGTTTGATCAAATGTTATTTTATTTACCTTTATCAGGATCCGCGTTCAAAAAAGTTTATTACGATGATCTATTACAAAGAGCCGTTTCTAAATTTGTACCTGCAGAAGATCTCGTGGTCCCTTATTCAGCAACCTCACTCGAAGATGCAGAGTCTATTATTCACGTTATTAAAAAATCAGAAAATGATTTACGTAAACAACAGGTCTCGGGTTTTTATAGAGATGTCGAATTAGGAAGGCCCACGGACAACGAATCTGCTTTAGAGAAAAAAGAGAGAGAACTTGAGGGAGTTAAGAAAACAGTTAACGAAGATATATTTACTTTGTTAGAGTGTCATGTCAATCTTGACCTAGAAGGTTTTGAAGATAGAAATGCTGAAGGTCAACCAACAGGAATTAAACTTCCATACATAGTAACACTAGAAGAAAGCTCAAGAGAAATTTTATCAATTAGAAGAAACTATGCAGTCGACGATTCAAAAAAAGAAAAGATAACTTATTTTGTACATTTTAGATTTCTACCAGGACTAGGATTTTATGGTTTTGGTTTAATACACATGATCGGCGGTTTATCTAGAACCGCAACATCTGCCCTAAGATCATTGTTAGATGCCGGTACGCTTTCCAATCTACCGGCAGGATTTAAAATGCGTGGTATCAGAATGAGAGATGATGCCCAAGCGATTCAACCAGGAGAATTTAGAGACGTGGATGCACCAGGTGGTAACATCAAAGATGCCTTTATGGCTTTGCCATTTAAGGAACCATCGCAAACACTTCTACAACTAATGGGGGTCGTAGTATCAGCAGGTCAAAGATTTGCATCGATCGCTGATATGCAAGTAGGTGATGGGAACCAACAAGCGGCAGTGGGTACGACCGTAGCGCTGTTGGAAAGAGGAAGCAGAACGATGTCTGCAATTCACAAAAGAATATACGTAAGTTTGAAAGAAGAGTTTAAACTTCTTGCACGTGTATTTAAATTATACTTACCTAACGAGTATCCGTATGATGTTGTGGGTGGTCAAAGAACGATTAAACAATCAGACTTTGATGACAAAGTAGATATACTGCCAATTGCTGATCCAAATATATTCTCTCAAACACAAAGAATATCTATGGCTCAAGCTGAATTGCAACTTGCGCAATCCAATCCTCAAATGCATAATTTATACAATGCTTATCGTGCAATGTATGAAGCGTTAGGAGTTAAAAATATAGATCTTATTTTAAAACCACAACCACAGCCTCAACCTATGGACCCAAGTGTTGAAGCAATTATGTCTTTATCAGGAAAACCTTTCCAAGCATTCAAAGGTCAAGATCACAAAGCTCACATTACAGCTCATTTAAATTTTATGACAACATCAATGGCTAGAGGTAATCCTTTGGTAACAGGATCTATGCAGAAAAATATTTTTGAACATATTTCTTTGATGGCATTAGAACAAGTTGAAATGGAATTCCAAGATCAGATTAGACAATTACAAATGATGCAACAGAATCCTGCTGCAATGCAGAATCCTGAGATGCAACAACAAGCTATGAATTTAAATATGCAGATCGAAGCTAGAAAAGCTATTTTGATTGCAGAAATGTTTGAAGATTTTGCTAAAGAAGAGAAAATGTTACTAGGTGATTTTGCAAATGACCCTATTGCGAAGCTAAAATCTAGAGAACTAGACATCAGAGCGAAGGATGATTTTGTAAAAGCACAACAAGCACAAGAAAAAATCAATCTTGATAAGATGAAAGCGATGATGAACCAAATGAATAAGGACGAAAAGCTTCAACAAAATGAAGATCTAGCAGAATTACGTGCAGCAACGTCATTGACTAAGCAAGAAATGTCAAATAGAAGCAAAATTCACGATTTTGGTAGAAATTTTAAGAAAAAATAAGTAGTATAAAACAAATAAGGAGAAAACATGGTAAAAATAACAAAAGTTCTTGGAGTCGGTAAAGATGGTTTCCAAAAAGGTGGAGTTGCAATTGGTGATTCGCCTGGAAAAGTAGGTATTGACCCGAGATCTAAAATTCTTTCAAATCAAGATCGTGTTTTTAACCAAATCGAAGAAGGTAATGTCGTTGAGGTTAGAGGTACGAGAAGAATGTTGAAGGATAAAAGTAAAAAAGCTACTTGGTACTAATATGGCTTGGTTTAGT